GAACAACGCATTGAATTTATCTAATGCATTACATGGGGTATGTATCTTATTTTTAAAAAAGTTATACAGTGATAAATCAGAATCATTTTCAATCATAAATGATATAGATCTAAAATCCTCTAATGTAAACTCTGAGACTTTAATTATATCATCCGTAAATATACTTGGAACTTCTAATATCATAATTGTTCATAATTTTCACACCCAAATGTCACGGATTTAATTGGAAAATCCGTGTTTTCGTAGTTTAAAGTATATCCCTCAACCGCTGTTGGAAACACCTTTTTAAATTGAAATCCTTTAATAAATCTTCCACTGTTTGAATATTGACGAACTTGCATGTTACCCTTCAAGGATACTCCTTCTTCAATCAATCCCTTGATACCCAAGGCTATCATCCAAGGACGAAAGTAATTATGTTCTATATCCATTTGGGTTTCCAGAAAGTTTACAGAAAAAGATCTACTTAAAAAGTTGGATCGGGCATTCAACCCATATCCCGGTAAAAAACCACCCATACCAGATCCAGACTCCATAGCTGAAAAATCTGAAGATTCTGATGGCAGTGAGACTTCTTGAGCTAAAACTATACCACCATTACCAGTAAATGCTCCGGGTGAAGTCTTTGCTTGCCACTTTTCTCCAGCATAATCCAGAACTGTATTTATAGATGATTCACTCACTCCGTCGATTGTAACTGTCCATAAAACGGGTAAGTTTAAGAAACATCTACTATCATTAGACATCTTCGATAGAAACTCTGATATATTTGGACCACCCATTATAATATTTAAGATTAATATAGTTTTTTGATACTAAATCCATTAATTTTATCCTTCTTACCTGATATAAGTCTGCTTATAGACGGTTCGGATAAAATTTTAGTATTAAATGCTTCGGCTTGAGTTTTATATGGCCCATATTCCAACCCATCCTTAACTAAGATGAATGGTTTTCTATTATTTCTAAAAATATAAATAGCTGGAATGTTACTCAGCTTTGAGTATTCGGAAGTTAATGTTCTCATAAAAATGAAAACTTATTTTGCAAAGTTTTCATAGAAATGGTAGGAGAACGAACATGGGATGGTAAGAACTTCTCCAGTACCATCAGCAATTTGATATTGAACTTCGCCAATGTCTCTAATAGAGACACCTACAAACTTGATTTGATCGATAACTTCCATTCCTTGACCACCACTATTTCCCTGACCGCAAGGAACCGCTAATAGATCCAGAATCATATAAGCTTCTGGTCCCGGCATACACATTTGACCTGTAGTAGTTTCATTATCAAAAGCTAAACGTGAAGCCTTTTCTAATTTCTTTCTAAGATCTAAATCTTGGGTATGATAAAACTCAATGCTGTAGGACTCGGAACCCGGATACTCGGATTTACCATTCAAATTAAACTGTTGTCCTGAATAGTTAACAGTTTTATTTTGAATGTTTCTTCCCGGTATGGAAGCGGTTCTGGCAAACACTAAGTCAGTTTCCCCATCTAAGGATAACCCCGGTAGTTGAATTTGTTTTACTCGCATGAAGAAGTCTCTAGCGAACTGTCTTTGGGATGCGAGTGTGAAGAATGTATTGATATTTGCGGGCATAATATTATTTAGTTATAAAGATTTATATTAACTCTTCAAAATTCGCGTCACTTCTGGTTGCCACAAAACTTACAAGTATGAATTCGGCAGTTCTTGTGGGTTTGATGTAAATATCCGCTCTCATTTCATTACTATCAATGACTTGTGCTGTGTTGTTTCTTTCATCGCAAACGATAAGATAGTCATAAACACCGCCATTATTTTTAGCGTATTCAAAGATTGGAGTTAGAGTATTAACAAATCTTGTTCTGGTGAACTCATTGTTTGGTTCAAACACAAAGAAGATGGAAGCTTTCTTAGTAGGTCTTTCAAGAGCTAAGAAACATCTGCGAACGTTGATTCTATCGAATGCACTTGGCTTTCTACTGAAAGTCTTTTGTCCGAAGATTGCCATACCCTGTGATGGGGAGAATAGAACAGGGTTAAGATTACTCTTATATAGTTCATCTCTTTGTTTTTGATTCGGTGTGATTGCGATGTTAACCACATTACCACTTACAAGTCCTCTGGTGTATCCAGCAGGAGCGGACCATGGAAATTCTGCGGCATCATTACGAGCGAATGCTGCACCAGCTACAGAAGAGAATGGAACCCAAATCTTATCACCTAAGAATTCATCATATACTTGCGCCCAATTCGCGTATGCACATGCATAAGAGGTATTTTCCAATTCAAATTGGTGTCTCATTGCCCAATACACATCAGTTTGGAAACTCTTGGCTCTATCGGAAAGAACTTTGGTATTCTTACCAGTAATCATGATATGGCGGATTGGATCTGCAATAAACACACAGTCTCCACGACCACCAGTATTGGAAGGTAGGTTACAGAAGTTTTCAAACACGTTGAAAATCGTGCTGTAATCCCCTCTGATATCTTCACCAGTAGCACCAAGAGCATTTGATGTTCTTAGCGAACCTAATGCGGCACTTAGTCCCGTAGTATAAACCGTATCATCGTAATAAGTTGTGCTTAATAGATTAGTTACAGTGTAGATAGTTCCAAGACCAGCTTCAACTACAACATCAATGTCGTAGATTTCATCATTCTTAACTGCTTCAAGTGCTCTTTCAAGTTTAGCGGGAATCTCTCCTAATTCCTTAGAAGAGATTTGACCACCACTGTATGTTCCAACAGGATAGATGTTATCTGCATATCCTAAATCCGTTGCTAAAGTAGTATAATCGGCAAGTTTCTTAATTCCAGTCACATTTGGGTCTGCATTGATTAATGTAGTTGTTAATACTCTAATCTTTCTGGTTGGTATACCATCAACACCAAGAGCGGTTGAACTAAACTTGTTGGAAACATATGGGTTAACCAAAATTTCAACATTTCTATCATCAGAATCTTCATGTTCTAAGAAGAATGATACAAACGGACCACCTAATTGATTTGGGCGAGTTCTAAAATAATCAACTGATCCCACTACAGCACCTTCAAGGACATAATCCAATTTATAGGATTCTGTAGCATAGAGACTCTTACGAAGTTTGAATACTCCAACATTTAATAGATCATCATCTTCTCTACCGTCGATGTTGTAATCAGTAAGATTCTCCATGATTTGGGAAACGCTACCAGATTTACCATTTGGTGTAGAAGTTAAGCTAAATTGAAATGTTCCAGTTGGAATGGTTGTAAAGTTTGAAGTATAAGTAGCGGAAGCACTTACAGTTTTGGCACTAATTATAGCATCATAATTTGATGCTGGGTTGATGTTGGTATTATCTGCAATACCAACATAATAACCTTCAAATTGGCTATTGATAGTGGTTTGTGATTTATTAAGAATTATAAGACCAGCTTTTCCTAAGTTGGCAAAGGAATTTAACTCTGAACGATTACATCCAGATTGACTCCAAGTAAACAGGGAACCTTCTTGTAATTGATTATATTCAGTCTCGCTAAGTGTTACATGGACTGGAGCACCCAAAACAACAGTAGATGATAGAGTGGTGAAATCTGCTTTAATGGCGGATAATGCTGTATCATAAGCCTTTGCGGGGTATACTAATACAGAATATTCGGAACCGAATCCGGTTCCTTGTCCCGTTCCATAAGGAAGTCTGGAAGTATATATCTGTGATGGAGAATTTAAAAGTTCTCTAACTCCATGATAAAAATATCTTTCCGCACTATTAGTTGGGGGACCATAAATTTGATCAAGATCCGCTCTTGAAGTGATCTTAATAACCTCATCGGTTGGTCCCTGTGCTGCATATCCAGCTATGAAAATATTTGTCCCGACGTTTTGTGGAGCTATTAGAGATAAATCTCTCTCAAATATTTCGACTCCCGGTGATAAAATGGTTCGTTGACTCATGTTATTATTTATCAATATTCTTTTAAATATTTACATAATGATAGTTTATTTCGGACACCGGGAGAGTAAATAGTAATATGTATACAATTTACGAGGTTCAAATATCGAAGTATTACTATTTAGGATCTACAAAAAATCCACGAAAAAGAAAGACAGACCATCTAAGATTATTGAAAAACAATACGCATTACAATAAATTCATGCAAAATGTGTATAATAAACACATAGATTATAATTTCACAATATTAGATAGATGTAAAGATCAAAATGAAATGGAGAATTTGGAAGTTGATAAAATAAAAGAGTATAAAGAAAAATATGGAAAACATTGTATGAATATTTTAGATATTTATGGGGGTGGTTCTGCGTGGAGGAAATATAAAACTGAAGAAGAATTAAAAATTCACGATTACAACAGAACTAGAATTACACCTGAAAAACTCAAACTAAGAAATAAAAAACACTCAGATACAGTTAAAAATATACCAATAGATATAAGAAGAGATTGGTATGATCGGGCTAATATAACAAGATCTAAAAATATAAAAACTAGAAAAAATTACACACCAATAAATTTAAAAATAAGTTACCCATCTGGAAATATAGAATTTAAGGTTTACGACACAGAATCAATGTTTTTCGAAGACACAAAATTGGAAGATTCCGCTTTAAGAGTAATAAAGAATAATGGGGTTAAAATAATCAAGAAAAGATTACATTGGACCCGCCACAATTACCCTGTTGGAACCATCATAGAGAAAATCAAAAATCTGTTGTAAACTCTTTGATAAAGGCTTTCTCTGAAAGGGCATCCATCATACGCTTCTTCCATTTTAAATCTCTCCCCGGAACATCCCACCAATTAATGGTCATTGATTTCCAACCATTTTCTCCAGTTATAGAACCTTTATATATCTTATCAAATACATCACCTACCTTATTTCTAGTTCCTGATAATATAACTTTACTATCTTTACCACTACAAGAAGAGACTATTGGGTATACTGCTGGCCACAGTTCTTCGAAATATTCCATATATGCTGGTTCATCTATTCCCAAGACATCCACTCATCTACCCTTTATAGCATATGGGGAATTACGACCACCATAAAACGATATATACCAGAACCATTACGTAATTCCAACCTATTCTTTCTAGATACAGTTACCCAATCCGATAACTCAGACTGTGCTATTTTATCTCTAATATGTTTAGATGCATAATCCGATTCCAAAATTGTATTATATAGAAGTAAAATATTTTTATCATTGTGAAATAATGCATACCAGATCGAAAAATACAATAACATTGAGGTTTACCAGTCTGTCTACATGTATTAACCAAAAAGAACCTATTTTCTTGGAAATTCCACAACATACCTTTTTGGTATGGATATAATTTAATGTCTAGATAGTTTTCAACAAAGTAGACACAATCTTCCTCACATTTTTTATATTCAGCGTAGAATCCCATAACCTTATTTATTAGAGCTTATAATATGTCAATTTTCGTGCATATTCTCGACATGCATCTGACTATATAGAAAGGTAAACCCACTTTCTATCTCTTCTCCCTGATCACTTTTTTGATTATATGTGATCGCATCCAAACTTGTTGGGAATGCTTTCACATATTTGAAATGTATTCTTTTCTTACCAAATTCATCCAATCCATAAACTGATAAATCTGTCATATAATCATTAAAATTGGCATCTTCTGGAACCAATCCTCTTTGATTATATACTCCGGTTTTATGATCATGTAATAAATTCAACCAAGACCATATAGTGAAATAATTATTATACATGGAGTCCACATTGAATTTTATATTGACTGGCGGGGGGGAATCTTTACTAAAGGATGAAATGTAAAGTGTCGAACCAGCAAAACGATTTTCAACACCTTTAACCGCTACTTCTGGTATAACGGTTCCAAATACAGAAAATTGAACACTATCTGGAATAATCGTAGAATTGTTCCTTGTATATTTTCTAGAAATACCTTTCATGATCGGTGGGACATCAAACACCAACAAGAATTTATCTTGCCTTGCTTTATTAAGCACGCTTTGTATTATTGTCTGGGGCATATACTCTATTTAACAATAAATTAATATATCGATCTCATGTTGAGTGTATTTCCCACATTTGACTAATTCTTCCACTGTTTCATTGAATTGTTCTGGCTTATTTATCTTGATCCACCGAAGCAGATGATTGGGTAGATCCATCCAAGATCTAGTGTCTGGGTGTGTAAATTCTACGTAATCTTTCTTTTGATTATTCAATGATTGTGATATGACCTGTAGGTTATCGTGATGATGTGGTCCACCCTTTGATAATGGCCATATATGATCTACGTGATATTTAATATCGTGTAAAACTTCTAATTCTCTCGCCTTATTGATGAGTTGTTTCTCAATCTCTATATCATGATCTGGGTGTAATTGATTAATCTTATTCGCCCTTCGTCTCGATTTGATTATACGAACCTTATCTGGATTAGCTATCTGCCAAGCCCTAGAAGATGCAATTGCCTTTTTGGGATTATTTTTTCTCCATACCTTATTAGCAGAATTTATTTTATCTCTGTTATTATTTCTATAATTTTCTTCATAAATTCTATAGTTGTCTATATTTTTACTATAAGTTTGTTTCTTAGATTCTCGGACTTTATCCGGATTATCCTTTTTCCACGCCTTTATAATATCCCTGTTCTTTTCTGGATTATTCTCCCTCCATCTTTTACTATTGGCGTTGGCATTAACGGGGTCGTTTTTATATCTAGCCCTGTGATAAGCAGAATTACAAATTTTACACATGAAACATCCTTTCTACTTTTAGATTTAGAAAATTCAACTATTGGCTTTTCTACCGAACATTTTGGACACATTTTTACCTCACCTATTATCTGCATAATAGTATTTAGTCTACGGATCAAATTTAATATAGGGGGAAGGTCGAAAACTTATATTTTTTGTCACTTAATTTAGAGAAGAAATAGTGCATATCCTCATCTGGATTATATATCACCAAAACACCATTATCGTAATAATGATACTCGGTTTGATTATCTATTGGTATATCTTTAGGTATGGAACTTTGATCAACTAAAGATAAGAACTCTTCTTGGTCGATTTTTCCACAACCATTCGAGTCTTCGATATCTTCAAAATTTGCCGATTCATCATAATTAGCAAATTCATTAATGTCTTGAAAGATTCCAGTTAAGCAATCTCCATTATTTCCATCAAAGGAATTGGAGCAGTTTCCCATATATCTATATGAGTCATACATCGTTGAATACATATTGGCCATTTCCTTCAAGTATTTCATATTGATATTTAACCAAATACTCTTTCATATGATTCCCATTGACTATCACTGAATGTTCTGCTTGGATCAGTATGTGGCATTCCTCCCCCACCTAATAATGTCCACCCGTCCATTTGTAATTGAGAAATCTCATTCATATGTTCTGTTGTTCCTCCAAATACCATGGGTGCAAGTCTGGATTGCTCAATTCTGGCAACTTGTTCGTTGGTATATATGGATGTGGCACTTTCAAAGTATTTCACCCCATGATCCAAAGGAATAATCTTCAATGGTTTTCCACAATCATCGAATTCCTCAATTGTAAACCATCTTTCACATAAATCCTTGTCCAGAACCATCAATGCCCAAATCATGGCCATGGTTCTGTCATCATGTTTCCCTGATATAGCTCCCCAAGTATCATTTGGTTGTTTTACGAAATCTTTGAACAATTCTTCTAGTGCCTGATCATTTCTCAACATAACCGAACCTTTATCACTATAATAATAGCGAGCGTTCGCACATGCATAGTATTTGGTATTTCTAGAAGATACCATACCAAACAGTTCCAGATTTTTTCTACCTGCTAATTTAGAACCCCAATTGACCATCTTGGAATACCCAAAATCAAACCCAAGTCTGTCCGCAACTTGCCCTCCTTGGTTGTTTCTTTCTATACATACCAATGGATTTCCCCAATGTTGTAAAATTTCATATACCTTATTTGAAAACTCCGCCACAGGGATGGTGTTGTCGTGGTATTCTGCCACTTCCACTATTTCTCGTAAATCAGTTAAATCCATTACTTTAATAACCGAATAGTCCCCACCAACACCTTCCGCAACGTCAACCCCCGCAACATATAACCTTTCTGGATCAGGATGCTCCCACACTTGATATTTTCCATCCATTAGAATTTCCATTGGTGGTCTGGTTTGCTTTTTAAGCTCTGTATATAGATTCTCATTTAAAGATGATGTTCCAGTATTAAGAAAATGACATTCATACTCAACTTTCCATTTTTCTTCAGATGCAAGACCACTCTTAATTTTCTGCGCCCATTTTTCGGTTCTTCCGGGAACATCATTCCATAATACTTTATCATATGCCCAACCGTTACTCTTATCAACCGCTCCACTATATATTTGGTGAAATAGATTACCAGTTCCATTTGGGGTAGAACACATAAAGACCTTACCATCCGTGATTGATGATACAATTGGAAACACAGATGCCCAAAATGGGTCCATCATATGTTCTTCAATGAATGCAGCTTCGTCAATAACTAATATGTTACATGATTGTCCACGGGCAGCAGTTCCAGTTGTGGTTGATATGGATATTCTACTACCATTTTCCAATCCCATGGATGTTTTACCATAACCACCAAGACTATCATCAACTGGAGATTTAATCCAGTTTGGCATCATTTCATATGCCATTCTTATTCTAGTGAAGATTTCAATCGCCGTTGCTTCTTTATTCGCAACTAGAAGAATTTTATTATCATTGAAGAATAATGCGGTCCATAGTAAATAAATCGTAAAGATCGTAGTTTTACCTATTTGACGACTTGCTAATAATACAAAGTATGGATTTTTCTTCATTCCCTTTAAAATTCTTTTCTGAGCCGGAAATAGATTAATTTTTTCCTTTCCTCTTCCGGGTATGAGAATGTAGAAATAATTCTCCGCGAAATACAAAATATCATTTTTACATTTCTCAAGTTCCCTTGCCATTTCTGGAGTATATTCGAATTCCGCACCCTTGGATGGAACGTTCGGATTACCCATGTAGTATTTTTCTTTTTTAATTTTTCCCATATAATACTTATATTTACTCTAAATATGTATATGAAGAGAAAAGATACTATTTCTATCGGTGATATATATGGGAAAATGTTAAATCCATTGAGACATTCCCTAAAAGAATCTAAACATAAGAATAAAAACGCTTTTGGTGATCAACCTGATTTGATTGGGGATGGCCCTAAAACCGATGGTTATCACAAAGCCTTAAATGATGAAGAGGACTGCCCTTGTGATGAAGACGAAGACGAAGAAGAACCCCATAAAAAAACCAAAGGTGATAAAGTGGGAGAATTCTATTCTAATAAAAAGAAAAAAGTAGATGACTCCGATGATTCCGAAGAAATAGATTCCGATGAAGTAAAAAAAGATGCTATCTGGAACAAAAAACTTAAAGAAAGTAAAAAAAATAGCAGAAGAATGGTAAATAGTATTATGAGTAAATCAGTATTCGATAAACTATACAGTAAAGTCCTTAAGGAAAACTTCGGTCAAGAAGATAACGATGTGGATGCCCTTGGTCTAGATGATTCAACCCCGGATTCCGACTTGGGTGATGAGTTTGGTGGAGAAGATGATTTAGGTGGAGATGAAGTAACATTCACATTACCTAAAGACGTAGCCCAACAACTAGTGGACGTTCTACAAGCAGTTTTAGGTGGTGAAGAAGACTTAGGTGATGATCTAGGTGGTGAAGATGACCTTGACTTTGGTGGAGAAGATGATTTAGGTGGAGATGAATTCGGAGCAGAAGAGGATGAAATGTCCTTTGAAGAAGACGAAGAAGTTGGAACCAAGACCGCACCGGATAAAAAGAAAGCATTTATGGGAAAAGATAATAAAGTGTCCGGTCCCCCAAAACCAAAAGGTGGTCAAGCCAAAGCTGATGTAACCGATGATACGAATACTAGTAATAGTGCTCCTCCGATTACAGCCTTACAAGGTAAGAACAATCAGGTTCCCGGTTCAACCCTAAAGAAAGCCTCTGATTACTTCAAGTAATTTTTAGATAACAAAATTCAATCAATCAAGCTCACCCATTCGGTGGGCTTTTTTGTTAAATAGTTATAGTGAAATCATTTAAACAATTTATTCTTGAATACCGTCATAACTTGGCTGATGGAACTCCTGCTCCATCCATACAAGCACATAATGGTAAAAATCCTAATATAGTCGGACCTGATAAGAAAAATCTACATACTGTTGGACCCTATAAAAAAGATAACCCTAAAATGAATATTCCGGGTAGTATTTTAACTCCCATGGAATTATTAGATCTGGGATACGAATATGAACATGGTAAAATCTTTAATAATGTTCGAAATAGTGGTATGGGAATAGAAATGACCAGTATTAATGGGAAACCTGTTGGAAGAGTATTCAAATCGGTTAAATAATTGATATGGGATGTCCAGCCACACCACTTTCATGTTTAGATCCTGTTAATATTTTCGCAGGAGTGTATAATCCTAATTGTGGAGGATTTGCTGATCCATCAAACTTTCAAGCTGAACGTGTAATCTTTGGAAGTCAATATCAAGAGTTAATTAACAATTACGGAGTTGAAATAAGCTACTATGTTAATGGATTTAACTTATCCGCCATGAATGCATTATATGGTGAGCATCCAACACAAGAATATTTCGATCCTTTCATCATAAAATCATATCTAGAATTAGAAGAAGCTATATCATTATCCCAATTTGGAATGATGTCAGATGACGAGTTAGTTGCATATATATCAATTGATGATTTCACGGATAGATTCATAACATATATAGTAGATGCTAATAATATACCATTATATGATCAAAATAATCAACTTATAATTGTTCCAACTGATGGATTAGATTTCTTAACAGCCAATGGACAACGAATAGAACCCAAATCAGATGATCTAATAGCGATCACTGCTCTTGGATGTGATAGACCCGGAAATAGGGGAGCTAAGATATTTCGTATAACTGAAGCAATTGATCAAAGTGTTCAAGATGGAATTAATCCAGCCATGGGCCATTATGTATGGAAAATCACTGCAAAACGCTATGAGACTTCATTTGAAACCAATGCACCTATGGAATTAGGTAATGATCAAGTATACGATAATCCATTCGCAGGTAAGGAGAATTCTTCCTTATTCCCATCATTATCAACCGATGAAAAGGTTTATGACTTCGATGTTAATGTGGATAGCCAAGAACGTGTCTATGACATGAATAATACCGATAATAATATATACGGTCAGTATTATTAATTATTCCAATATATCAATTTGAACTGCGATGGCATCTCCGTTGCTTGGACCACCATCCCCAAGAGTTGTATTAAGTATAACATATCTGCCTGTTGTTGGTGGAAATGCGACAATTTTAAGATCACCATTAAATGTCCAATCACCCTTGGCTACATGTGATCCCCATTGATTGATATTTGTTGATGCATTATTCGTAACATAAATCTCATAATCTCTAAAACTACCATAATGCGGATATGACGCATATGGGTAATATCTAAGTCCAGAAACCGTTTTAGATTCTCCTAAATCGAACATTATCCAATGTGGTGGAATAAATCTTGGATTTCTCCAACAAGATCCCCAATATGTATTGGGATTGTTATCAATACAATGTATTCCTTTATGATCAGCACCAGAAGTTCCAACCGTTCCTTCACTACTTACAGCAAATATAGATAATGGTGAAACAACTGTCATTCCGCTTAATGGATCTACAACTTCCGATACTGGTTGTCTTAATTGTAAACGATTTAACTTTATATTTAAGGATGGTCTATTTTGTGCAGTCCCTATTCTCCAATCTCCACCCGGATATGTGTATGTGCATGGGGCCACTAATTTAAAATACTTCGCTGACATTGTTGGGAAAAGAACCGTTAATAACTGATCTGATGACCCCACATAACTATCAAGTAAAAGTTGCCATGTTGAATTATCAACACTACCATACATTTGGAAATCCAATAAATATCCATCATTTTGTCTAGTAGTAGAACGAACATCTACCCCCATTAAATTATAATGTTTATCTAATTCTATAATTATAGAATGTGGTGGGGGTGCTGCTGGTGTTGTTTCTGTCTCTGATAATGTCCACCAATCATCAAATGTACTTTCATTTAAAACATTTGTGGCTGGATGTCCAAATTGTTCCGATGATGAATAAATTATACTATGGTTTTGTAATGGTATAAGCCCTGTCGCAGATAATTCAGGTGATATAACATGATACTTTTCCCAAAGTTCTACAGTGAAATCTCCGAACTCTTGCCTACCTCTAGCTGGTCCTTGTAGTTTTGCAACTCTTTCCATATAATCAAACGCCACTGGATTTGCCCAAACATCCTCCATATTTAAAAGTCTTGCTGCAAACCATGCAGGCATCATTCCACCAAAATTAACATCTCTATATGCAACTAACCAATAAGCATTATCCCATTTGAGTTCTTCGTCTTGTTCCCACCCTGTTAAATTTTGAGTGTATGTTCCGCGACAATGCCTTGCTCCCCACTCTGGAAGTCCTATCATATCAACTGTGTAGTTGTCAACTCGTCTACCATACCAAGAATCATTTTCAGGAAGATATCTACGAATATAAGGATCAGCTTCACTTATACGAAATAGTTGACCATCCTCTTGAAATGCATTTGGATTGGCAGACAACCAAGTTTTCATTGTGGTATCTTCAAGTAATGTCGCAGCAATAACTACTGGTAATTTTTTACCAGCATTGTGACCACCATCAGGTAATGCAGAACCACCATTTTGGAACCAATCATAAATATCCAATCCATTTTGTATCATTTTTATAGCAACATCTCTCTGTTTGTCGATATCACCCCAATCACACGCTAACCATAATCCGATTCCTCCAAATTTACTAGCTACTTCTCGACCATACTCAAAACCACCATCACTAAAATTATTTCTTGGTCTAAAATCATTTGCCCCAGAATGTGATGACCATTCAAACCAAGGTAATGCTTTTAAAAATTTTGGAATTATAGTTTCATAGGGGACGGTGGTATATGGGGGTTCTAAATTTGGTAATAAATCCCAATTTATATCATTATAATTCCATTTAATAGTTCTATCAGTTCCCCATATTGAAGGACGAAAACTACTAATGGGGGGAGATTCTGATAATACTGTTAATGCTGCTATAGTTTTAAATTTCGTATCTTCGACTGCCCAATAAGTAGTTCCATCGGTTCTAGTTTTAAAAACTAGATCGGTTTGTTTGGATGATACTAAAACATCATCAGGGTTTAGAATAAGGTTTGGAGTTGATAAAGACGCATTTAATGTAGATCTGTAATAATTATAAACATACGCTTGTTCTGACGGAAGTGGATCTGCATTACTATCAAACCCTTGATCGCTATCAGTTATGGGATTCACCATAGAACCATTTCTAGATCCGCTATTACTATCTCTAATATCAGGATCTATATATGCAACTGTAACTGGACCTATAACGAAAGGTTCTCCATTAACAAATTTACCAACTGGATATAATGCATCAAAATACCAAGTTATATCATAATGAGTAACACTTGATTGCATAACTGTTGGGGTCAATGTTTGAGCAACTAATAATTCATCATAATTAACCCAACCTTCAATCCCATCATCAAATAAAACATAACATCTCCACACATCCAAATATTGAAATTGATCATTTTGCGCCCATATATCGCAAAAATGTGCGTCTCGAATGGTTCCCACAACATTTTCATTATTATAAGTTTGGAGTATATCAAATTCTGGATTTTGGTATTGTTTTGTGGAATAAACATTAATTGTTTCTATAGAAGAATTTGTTTTAACCCTGCTACCAATTCTCCATGTTGGTGGTGGTGTTGATGTGTCAATTCTTAAGTTGATTATTGCGGTGTTGGAGTATTCGACACCATCAGTTATTCTAAATGTAAATTGATCTAAACCGTATCCGGGATCTTCTGAAGGGTAATATATAAAATTTGGTAAAACTACATCATTACCATAGGTTCCCTCATCAGTTTCAAAAGTCCCATTTGGAGGATTTAATATCTCATATGTTATTGATCCTTCTAATTCCGCAGGATATGTGGCTTCTAAATTACTATAATAAGACATCCTTATGGGTAAGTAACCTTCCTCTTTGTCATGTGCGAATAAATGAGCCATATTCTTTATTTAATTATAATCAACATATTAGTATTATAAAATGTGCCATTTTAAATCCTCCACTTTAACCAGTTCTAATGTTTCCTTTGAAAGAACTAAAAGTTTACCTTGATCACCATCCAGTGTGATGCCATAGTCATATCCAACTAATAAATTTCCCTGTGTTGCATTGTTTCTCAACGTAATCTTACCCCATACCGGAAATGTTGGGTCTTCTACTATCATATATGTTTTAGTATTACTGTTCGTAAAGATGAGATATCCATTTAAATGACTCGATACTGAAACATAGTCGGTGTCGGATAACGAAATACCATTAACTAATATTGGAGCCTTGGTATCCAACTCAGAATTTATATTGATTTCGTTGTCTCGTAAAGTATTAATATCATCAAAAATATTACTAACGTCAACTGTTAAACTACTAATAGTTATGCTGGAGGTATTTGTTATTTCTGTCAGACTATTAGCCGTTGCACTCAATTCCCCAATTAAAGTATCAAATTGTGAAAAATTACCATCAAAATAAGAGGATAATCCCATTAAATAGTTTTGATTATTTTCAATAACCACCACATATTCATTGTTTGTGATTGTATCCTTGATCGGAAACTCAGTTATTTTTATTCTATTTATATTCATTATATTATTTAGTAATTGTCAATATGACAACTCTGATAAGTTGACGTATTTAAC